GCTGCGAAAGCACGCGCATGGTCGCGGTAAGACCCTCGGCGGAGCCCCCGGTTTCGTCGGCAGCTTCACGTAAGAGCTGCATTTGCTCTACGTTGATCCCTAGCTGCTCGCTTTGGATACGTAAAGCCGCGGCACTCTCGATAGTCTCATGAACGAATTCCGAGATCTCTTTAATAGCGAACGCTTCGGCAATCGTTTCGACTGCCGTCTCTGTCATGTGCTTAAGCTTTTCGATTTCGTCGTGGCCTTTCTTCAAGGCCTCCGAATCAAACGAAGTGAAAAACTCTGCTACTAGTTCGCGAAGTGCCACGGCTACCTTTGCTTTGCAGCTTCCGCGTCAGCTTTATCGTAGGCGTCTAGGATATCCCAGCAATCCGCCCAATCGTCGATCGACCACTGATTCTCTAGCTCATAGAGCGTAACGTTTACTCTCTTACTCATGAGCAAGCGCCAGACGAACCAATCAACGTGCGGCGGTATCTCTACGTAGACGATTCCGGGGCCGCTTGCTTCTTTGACTTTTCGTCTAGCTTCGCCTTTATGACGTCTAAAAAACTTGAGTAGTTCGCTTCAACACAGAAGAGAAGCCACTTCATTTGGTCTTCAAAGTGTCCGGCGAAGTGTTCGTCAAACACCTTATCCAAGCGCGGCACGCGGTCTCGGACATTACCTAGCGCGTCACGTTCCGGCGGATATTCTACTTCGGTAGTCTTGGCGAAGGCATTGATTAGAAAATCGTAATCAGCGTCTTTGAGGTTAGCCATGCCTCGCGACATGCCAGCGAAGACGGCCGGGATCAATTCCTCGGAAGCCTTGACGGAACCTTTGGCGGTCTTGATATCCAAGCCGTCAAAGATCGGAGCGAACATATTGCAGAGCCGGAAAAAGACACGCCCGCTTTCCCTAGCTCCGAGCATGGTCACACGATATGTATACTCGCCGATCTTTTCTGTCTTGATTTCGAGTCCCATTGCTTTGCTCTCTTTCTGCCCTGAAAGCACAAAGGCGACCCTTTCAAGTCGCCCTAGCGCTCTTTAACTTGTCTCGTGCGGTCTCTCAGTTACCGCCATCAAACCTAGTCGGATTGGGAACGCAGATCGTCCACTCACGCGCGTTGGGCTCGCGTGCGTAGCTCGCCTTAGGCGGACCTTCAATCCACGCCTCTGGCGCAGCAAAGACTGAGAGGCCTTGACGGTCGCGGATAAGGATCGGCGCAACACCCGCGCCATTGGTACCGAGCAAATCGCCGTTCAAGATGCCGCTAAGGATCGCGTTACCTTCGGACGTCTGCATAAGCTTAAGCGTCACGATCGTGACGCTCTGATTCGTCTTGTATCGTGTCGCTTGCCCGTCCGTGCCTTGCTTAACGCCGAAAGATTTCTCTTGCTGCTCGATGGTACAAAACTCGCCATCGTCGTAGCCTGACTCGATTGCGCGCGTAGCGAAGTTAATCGTTACTTCGTTTGCGTCATACACTTTCATGGGAGGCTACCTCAGATGGTAAGATCGATATTCATCGTAAGCGTGTGAATCGCGCCCGCGATTCTGCCCGTTGCACGGAAGCCCGGAACGCGCCGCGCTGCGCGGTCATTGGCCGGGATATCTTTGATAAGCGGCGCGTAGACGGCAACCGGAACGGCCGGATCAAGCAAACCGACGGCTTGCCCGTTATGCATAATGCCTAGCGCTACAGCGCGAAGCGTATCAATACCGCTATCCGTGTAAGGGATCTTGGGGTTATTCACGAGAGCGCCAAAGAGCGCCTCTTGCATCCGCGCAACGAGCCAGTCAAGGCCTACAGTCTGGTCAATGAAGGTACCGCCGAACGTCTGCCCGTTCTGAACGATGTTGACGCCCGCAACGGTTTCGTAGGTGTTGCCGCCCTTGCTTAGTACAGTCTCGCCCGTACCGAGCAATTCGTCTGCCTCTTGACCGATGAGCGTCTTATAGCAAACCGTGTAAGACCCCGGATTGCGCGGAAGGATGTTCCCGAGCGTTGCTGCGCCCGCGTAGCTGAGAAGCCTATCGGCCTTGAAGAGACCGAAGCTACGCGCGTAGCTATTATCTTGCGCTGTCGAAAACGCATCGTCGGTTACGCCGATATCCGAAATACCGGTAGAAGTAGCGTCCGTTCCGAAAAGCTTTCCGTTAGCCTCCGCCCAATCTGCTACGACGGCCGTAATCGCGTCGCTATTGCAGTCGACGGCAAGCCCGTACCAGTCTTGATCGAGCTTCTTAACCCAAGCTAGAAAGTTTGCGTAACCAGGATCCGGAGTCTTGTCCGCGATATCGACGATCGAAAAATCGTACCCGGAGATATCGATCAAGTCTCCTTGATTCTCCGGAGTAACCGTTACTCGCGTCGTATCGTCGCTTGCGGCAATGCCCGTAAAGGCGTCAATGAGTGCCGCAACATCCGTGCAAATGCTCGCGACGCTAGCGCCGGCAAGCACGGTATAGGAAAGGCTTTGGACGTCTCCGCCACCTTTGACCTTAAAATCCATTTCGTAGATCGTTCCCTCGGTAGTGACGAGGGGCGTCCAATGGATCGACTGAGAATGCGGCAGACTTGCGCCGCTCGGGTAGCTCGCAAGCCGTCCGACCTTGACGTTAGGCGGGCTAGGGTCTTGCTGCTTGATAGCTCGAATCATGGTCGGAATCGGATGGTCCGAATCGAAACCGTCGAGCACCGCGGCCGAGTCGTCTTCGTACGTCTTGATCAAGACGTTAGCAGGCCAGCTAGGAAGATCAAAGTAGCCGACGCACAGCGGAACGCCAAAGCTCTTTTGCGTAACAGTCTTAGAAGAGACCGAGACGGTAACGTTACAAATAGTCTGAAGAGACATGCTAGTCCTAGGAAGTAAGAGTAACCGTCATATCGGCGTCTCCGGTTATTGTCACGTCGGAGATTAGGCCGGTCGAGATTTCGTAAGGTCCGCGCGTTACCGGAGTGCCGTCTGTGTTCTGTAGATCGAAACTCAATTCCACTGCTCGAATCGGCGGCCCCGCGTCGTCTTTCTTCTCAGTGATTAGAACGTTGAACGTTGCTTCATATGAGTAGCGTTGCATCATACGATCGTCATTAGACACACTAACGTCAACCGCCGGCTGATCGTCTTTGAAGCTTACGTCTTCGTTTATCTTCGTCCACTGTAGGAAGGTAGAGATATCGTCAAAGAAGCCTACCGGCGTGTCCGCGTCTTCTTGGCTGACCGTCTCGAAAAGGAAACCTACCGTCGCTTGCATCGCCGAGTAATAAACCGCGTCAAGCTGTAGCGGGTTATCCTCGTTCGGCTGGTAGCGTCGTTCGGTTAGCTTCCCTTCTACACGCTGTAGGTTAAGACGGCACAGAGTCTTGTTAGGGCTGAACGGTTCGGCTTGATCGCGCCAGACTACTTGACACTTATCCGGATCAACCAAGCTCTGAACGGCCGTAACCAAATCCGTCCGAAACTGTGACCACGTAGTCATTTGCGCCCATAGCCAACCTTGTATTGAATCGAGCTTCTTAGCTGGCCAGTATCAATCAAAGGAACGTCCGAGCCTTTTCGATCGATCGTGCGTTTCTTCAGCTCTTTCGCCCAAGACTTTGAATCACGCATGCGCCTTTGAACGTCTCCGACGAACCTTAGGCCGATGATATCCGTAGCGTCTTCAATCGTGCGCTTACCAGCGACTACCGACTGCATGAGCTTAGATATCGTCTTCTGATTCTTTTCCTTGTTCTCGTCGGCCCAACCGCGAATAAACGAGCGTTCCGGATTGTTACCTAGACCGAATTCGTGGATCGTTCCGATGTCTAGGACGGTTATCGTAGTACGTTCGTCGTATTCTCTTTGCTCGTGTGTCTTAGCGCCCTCTTCCGCATGAATGCCGACCGTCAGTGAAGTAGGCTTCAAATTGAAGATTTGACGAAGACGCTTCTTATACCCCTTGTCCGTATCGCGGACCTTTTTAGACGAGCCTCGCCCCGGCATTGAATGTTCGGCTTACCTCACGGAAACGCCGCTCATATGTAGACCCTTTGCCATCTTTATCCTGTAGGCGAGCGTTTCGACCCCAAGGCGTGTCAGCAAGACGCATTCCCACAAGGCACGCATGCGCGTAGTCTGCTTGTGCTCCGAAGATCGTTTCATCCACAGCGCTCGCGTCAATGTGCGCTTGAAGCATAGGATCTCCCGCGTCTTTAAACTCGGGAAAGAACGTCTTAAGCTTAGTCGGAGTGAGCGCCATTCAGAAACTCTAGACGAGCCTTAGCCATGTCTTTAATGGCCTGACGATTGTCCTTAGCGAGCAACGCAACCAAAGCCGGCTTGACGTCAAGCCCAACGATGTATTGCTCTGCCTCGTCTACTTTCATCTTCGAGATTTGCGCGACGAATTCCCGGATCTCTTCCGGGCTATTGTCTTCGGTCTCTTGCTTCGCAGCTGGAGGCTTTGCAGGCGTGGTCGGCTTTCGCTTTTCACGAGGCGGAGGGTTAGCATCGTCGTAAAGCTCTTTACGCTCGATATACCCCTTAGCGCCAAACGCGCTTTGAACCTTCTCCCATTGCTCCTCGGTCATGTCATGCACGCCGGGAAGCACAATCAAATCGCGCTCGACAATCAAAGGACGTCGCGCGCCGCTCTTCTCTTCAAAGACAATCGTAGGCATGGGGGGTATCGCTCTCTTTTTTCAAAGCCCGCGCGCAGCGCGGGCGCATGACGTCACGGCGAAGTAATATCCATGTACGCGATACCGAGCGGATAGCGAATGCTAACCCCGCCCATGCGCGCATGGCACGGAATGTTAAACGCCAGGTTCTTAGCCTGTGGCGGGAATTGCTCGAATTCCTGCGGGATCACAAGCTCCAAGACTTCCGGATCGCGCTTGTAAGCGACGATACGACGTCCGCCGTTTGCGCTAGCCGTATTGAGGCGTTGCCACTGATCAATATTCTTGATGTATGGCGAGTTTTCGAGGAAGCTCCTAAGCACGCTCTTCTCAACGAAATCAGACGCGCGCTTAGTATTCGCGATCTGGAAAGACGTGTTATCCAGGATCAGAGTATCCGGGATAATCGTCTCTTTCGTTACGATGATAATCGAGTCAACGAGCTTATTCAGATCGTCGAGGATTTGCTGTGCGGTCGTCGCATCCGTCCAAGCGCCCGTGATAGCCGAAACGACCGGCGTACTATTAGCGTTAAGGAAGCCCTTAGTACCGAGCGCCGTCACGCCGAAAGCCGCCATCAGATCGATCCGAGTCTCGATAGCGCGGCGAACCGCCATGCTCCGGCGCGAGTCAAGGTCAACCTGCGCAAACGCGGCCGATCGGATATCTTGGATCGTGTAGTGATACGACGCTCCAAGGCTTTCGATCTTCGCCGTGAATTCCTTAGCGAACGCATCGACCATCGGCAGATCATCAGCGTAATTACTGATGATTGCCGCGATACCGAATTCGTCCCATTGACGGTAGGTGTAGGACTGTGCTCCGGAGTTAACCTCGTTCGAGACGGGGATAAACTTTCGGGCCTTAAGCTCCGGATACTTGATATCGTACGTGCGCCCGAGAATCTGCTCTAGCTGGCGAGCCATAAAAGCAGTTTCGCCAGCGTCACAGCGCTCCTCGGGAACGCCCATACCGACAAGCATAGACCGAATGTGTGCAAGGCTAAGCATTTGAATCCTCTTTACCGTAAGTTAAGCTAGGGAAGTCTGGCCGTTCCTCACGGCAGGTTGATATCGATTTCCGCGGCGCCCGCGGTGTTGCGAGTCGTGCGCCAAACCGCGCCCGGGAGGGCAACGGCTTTGCCGCTATCCGCATCACTACGGAACGTGCCAAGGTCCGTATTGGAACCGCCGTCCGAGGTAAAGCGGACGAACACGGACGCACCTTCAACACAAGAGTCTTCAGTACGGACCGTAACGCGCCCGCGCTTAACGAGCGGCAACGGCTCGCCGGCCGCGTAAAGACCGGACGTGCTGCCCGGGATAGACGTCTGCATCTTGACCGGATCCCACATAGAAACCCCGAGCGCCGTTCCGCCCGTGATCTCACCGGTAGCCGTAGGCAAGTCAGCGAAAGGTGCACCGCTCGCGGTCTTATAGACGCAAAGACGACCAAACTTGATGTCAGTCTTTGCGATCTTTCCGCCAACGATAGCCGCGGGAAGAGTGTTTCTAAGCGAGCCTTCCGGCCCGAGATCCGTCACGTCCACTGCGTAAGAAGTCTGCGACATTTTTCTATCCCTTAAGGTAAGCGGCTAACGTTCACTTCGAGAGCGCAAGCGGCTCCGTAGAGAGCTTTCGCTGGTGATCCTTCATATCCTTGCGGTTCTTATCTGCATCAAGCGGCTCGCCTTCGGTACCACTCGGAACCGTGCTAGCGACCGTAAGCGCCGCATGAAGCGACTTGCTATCCGTACGCGGCTGCTCTTTGCCAACGCGCGTATCAAACATGCCGCGGATATAGTCGACTGACTTACCATCGGCCTTGAACGTCGGATCCGCCTTGGTAAGAACGGCTACCATAACCTCAAGGTCCGACTTATCGTCATACTTGAAGTCTTGTCCAAGCGACTTGGAAGCCTTCGTAATCAAGTCAACGCGAGCAGAGACAAGGCTATCAAGGCGCTTCGGATCTGAAAGCGTCGCGATTTTTTCATTCGCCTTCGCCAAATCCGACGTCAGTACCTCGACCTTGCCGTCCGCCGCGTCAGCGCGCTTAACGAGCGCGGCTTTTTCGCTAGCGTGCTTCGTCTCGATGGCGTCCAGATGCTCGGTGCTTCCCGCCTCGTATTCCTTGCCGTCAAATCGGATCTTCATTGGCTTATCCTCTATCCCTTTGGTGTCTTGTTCGATAGCCAAAGGGCCATCGGCTGAGTCGATAACAGCATCGCAGCTATCGAGTCGAAGTGCAACACTGTTTCCTTGACGGCCCCAGTTAGACGGCCCCAACGCTACATGGTTGTATACGATCTTACGTTGGATTGCATCGTACTTCTCTCCGTTGTATTCACCGGGAGTAGGGTCAAGGATACATCCGTAACCCATAGACACTTCACGACGTGCACCAGAATCGATCTTAGCGATCGTGTCAGCGTCCTGCACAACCACAGTACCTTTAACGTGGATCTGATCCGAATCCGGCTTAGCGTCGTCTTTGATGTGACCTACGCTGTATTTCTTGTAATTGTTCGGACGCACCATTTCCGGTGGATGCAAGTCTGTAACCGTAGCGTCTCTAAGGCTACGGATCGAATCTTCCGCGAAAACCTCCTCAGGCGGCCTAAACTCTCTACGCACGCTACCGTCTGGCAAACGATAAGGAAACACGCCAACGCGAGTAAGCGCGGCCGGTACTCTAACCCCGCCTTGCGGCGTTCTCTCCGCCTTGCCTAGCGTAGAGATATCGAAACGCATTACTTCGTTTTCTCTATCGTGATTCCAATGTGCCATGGTTAGTAGCGTCCTTTCGTAGGCAAGTGTCTAGTAACGTCACTTGCTCTAAATTGCTGACTCTTGCTAGTCGGAGTCCCTGGATTAGTCGGTTCGTCTCTATCCGGCTCGGTCAACGCGCGCCGAATAACCACTAGCTCGATACGGAGCTTAGCGATTTCTTCCGCGTGCTTGGCTATCTTGTCGCAAATTTTGATAGCCTGATCTACTTCAAGATTCTTCGCCATCGTCCGTCTCGTCCAATTCCTCGACTACTGGATAGGCAATGCATCTACATTGATAGTCTTCGCCCGGATGACAGCGGCGGCCCGTGCTCTCGTCCACTACCGGCGGGCTATCCCACGATTGCACCGTACCATCTAAGATGTAATGATTATCCGGCTCGCCTTTTTGCCCTCGCACGCGCGCGTCTCCGCTAGTCGTCCAAACGTACTTAGTGATACCTGCTCTAACCTGGCGAGTCTTCGTTATCTGACCATTGAGTTTCAAAGTTTGGTCGCGCGCTATGAGCGTCGCGCGACTCTCACTAACGCTAAAGCGCTCTTGAATGAGCTCGCGCATTTCCTCGACACGCCTACCGAAGTTAACCGGATCTTCAAAGAGCGCTTGCACTTGGCTAAGCTCTTGCTCCGGAATCGATTTGATTAGCCGGATATTGTTCGTTCGGTAGATATCGACGGCAGTAGCTAGGCCAGGGTCCGCGTGTAGCGGATTGATTGCCGGAAGCTCTTTCTTTAGGTTCGTCCCTACTACTTGCTTCGCGTAGCGCGCTACTTGCTTGCCTATCTCTCCGTCTTTGAAGACGTGCTCTAGCTTTAAGCGTAGCGTGTCAAAGCCTTTTTGCGATGCCTTATGCATCGCGTCCGAGCGGTGCGCCGTATCTCCGGGCTTGTGTCGCGCGGCGTTCTCGTCCAGCGCTTGACTAAGGTCCGCTAAAACGATTCGGTGCCATTCCTTTAGAAGACGCTGTAGCCACGCATTGAATTGAACGATCGTCGCGTTGGGGGCGCGCGGCGCGGCGGCAAGGCGCTTCGCTCGGGACGGCACGGGGCGCGCTTTGCGGCGGCCCATGAGCTCCGCCAGGCGCGCGGGAGTCATGCGGGCGGCCCTTTCGGAGGCGCGTCAGGGGCCGGCGTGTTGGGGTCCGCGGGCGGGGCGTTCGGGTCGACCGGCGGAGGGTCCTCTAGATGGCTTTCTACCTTAGCATCTAGTACCGCTTCCCGCGCTTCTCGGTCAATAACCATAAGCGGGCTAAAGCCATCTGGCGTAAAGCGAGAAAGTGCTACCTCCTCAGGCAGTACCGCTTGCATATCTACGTAATTCTTATCGCCCTGTGACGTCAATTGATACGTCTCGGCAAGCTCTTTCCCGGTCGGTTTCCAAAGCGGCCTAAACTCTACACACAGCTTTTCGGGAACAATACCGCC